TCGCGTTATTTGGTTCAGTTTCATTTGCCGGCGCCATTGTCGCGTGGGGATTGTTTGGCCCGTTTGCTGGGGCGCTATGGAGTTGCGCGTCCTTCGTGTTCGGTGTCATGTTCGGGATGACGACAGCCCGTAGACCAGCCCCTAACGCCGGAATTGAGCGGTGAGCGAAGCGAGTCCGCTCGAATGTAGTGTTAGGTGCCGTCTTGCCAGCGCCGACTTTTGGAGATAACGATGGATGACAAAAAACTGATTGGCTACAAGGACGGGATGGCCGTTTATGTTTCCGACACGCTACTGGCGCAGAAAGGCGAACGAGCGGTGCGAGAGCAACTTGGATTGATACGGCGTTACCCGGTGAAAACCGACCTAAGCGGCAACGTCGTGATGGTCGAAGGCAACAGCCACGAGGATGCAGTGCAGCGGTATTTGTCGCGCACGATCAAGGCACCTAACGTGTGAGTTGAGCGGGATTCGCCGGCCTTATGGCGAAGGTCCGCGTTGACCGCCATGTTATGTTTCTTTGCGTATATACAAAAACAACTTGACAAGGTTTGATTGTGTAGATACACTTAAAGCACAGTCACACAACCAAGGAGAAGCAAAATGTACTACGAAACTCTCACCGACGAAGAATGGAAAAAAGCAGTTCAAAAGATTCACGCAGACCGCCAAGCGTACCTGGCAAAAAAGAAGACTGAGGAACAGGCAAAGAAGGTGAAGAAGTGAATCCGAGCTACGTTCCCAAAGCCCCGAAAGGGGCTGCAAGGCGCATTTTCCAGTGCGTTGGGTGTGAGCGGGGGTATGACCAGTTTATCTTGGCGCAAACGTGCCAATGCGCTCACAAGGTGAAGCAGAAAAAAGAATGCCCGACGTGCAAATGCTGGTGGACGCTTGACGTTGAACGGTGCTGCGGAGAGGTTTTGATATGAAAATTAAGCGAACGCATAACCGAATGCTTGATGCAGCGCTTGCCGACGGTGTGGTTGTCGAAGTTCAACGCGGAGGGCCAGGGCGAGGACAAGGGCGTAAGCCGATAGCCAAGGACGGCGAACTGATGCGCGCCCGCCCGGTACGGATGACCGACGAGGAATGGGCGAAGTGCAAGCGCCTCGGCGGGGCAGCATGGGTGCGGGCGAAGATCAGGGCGGCCCGTGAAACATAACAAGGAATAGTCGGACCTTGCAAGCTCGGCGCACAAAAACATGGCACTAAAACCACTCCCCAAACTCAAGCTAAAAGCCTGGCGCCTGCTCTCCGAGTGCGTCCGACGTGAAGCCGCAAACGCCGACGGCTATGTCTACTGCTACACCTGCGACCGACCATTACCGTGGAAGGAGGCTCAAGCCGGGCATGGTATCGGCGGGAGGACTGGGGCGACCCTGCTTGACGAGAGCATCATCAGGCCGCAGTGCTATCGGTGCAACGTGCCGATGCGGGGGGAGTACGGGCTTTTCGCGGTGCGTTTGGATGCGGAGAACGGCACCGGATGGTACGAGCGGAAGGTGCTTGAGTCTAGAGCGGTGAAGAAGTGGTCACGCACCGACTTGGATGCGAAAATCGAAGAATACGAACGGAGGCTAAAAAGTGCGAAACAACGGAACACCTAAGACGCGCGTGAAAGCGGGCGACCGCCCTAGCGACTGGAAATCCGCGCCGATCAAGGACCAACCCGGCGTGTACACCCGTTACTGCGCCGGATGCCGCACGCATCGGCCTGTACTCGGATGCCGCCGCGTGCATGGCTTCCACTACTGCGCGGAGTGTGCGAGCAGGATGGACTTGCCGCCGCAGCGCAAACGGTGATTATATGAACATCAATCCTGTTGGCTGGTTTGTTGAGGGAGGTTATTTATATTCAGACATTGTTTCCGCGCGTTGGCGAGCGGAAAAACAAGGATCTCTGTCACCTCAAGCATTATTCACTCAACAGCAATTAGATATTGCTGTAGCCAAAGCTGTAGCGGAAGAACGGGAGTGTAGGCGTAGCGACGATGAAATGACCTTGCAAGCGAAAAAAAGAGGTGATATAGTGATCCTGTAGTACCCTGACTGCTACCAGGGAATGGCGCACGAAGTGGAGACCCCATAAGCCACACTTCGGGCCGTTACGCCGTAGCAGGCTGTGGAATCTCTACTTGTGGGGTTTTTTTTATGGCTGGAGACTGGATCAAAATGCGCGCGGACCTGTTCACACATCCGAAAGTTGTCCGTATTTCGTCCGCATTGCAAGCGGACACACTGCGGACGGTTGGCGGACTAATGTCCGTTTGGTGTCTGTTTGACGCGCACTCCGAGGACGGCGCCCTGCTAGGGTACACACCCGAAACAATCGACCAGCATCTACGCTGGCCCGGTTTTGCGTCGGCAATGGCCGCTGTTGGCTGGTTGCAAGAAACTCCTGAAAGCCTTGTCCTGCCTGAGTTTGAGACCCATAACGGGGCGTCCGCGAAGAGGCGGGCGCAGGACTCGGAGCGTAAGCGCAATGTCCGCAATTTGTCCGCATGCGAAGCGGACAAAACCCGGACCAGAGAAGAGAAGAGAAGAGAAGAGATAGTTAACAATGCTTCGCATTGTATGGAATCGGCTACACCGATCCCCGTTCCGGCAGGCCTAGGGAAACTACCAGACTGCCCGCACGAAAAAATCATAGCCCTGTACCACGAACTTTTACCTACCCTTCCGAGGGTAGCCATGTGGACCGAGAAGCGTAAGGGCTACCTGCGCTCCCGGTGGCGGGAAATGCTGCTGGACGAAAAGGCGAACACGGAAGATGCTGGCATCGAGATATTCCGCGACCTGTTCACCTACGTCGGCCAGAGCAAGTTCCTGACGGGCCGGGTACCACCGACGAATGGGCGAAAACCATTCAAGGCGGATTTGGAATGGATTTTGAACCCGTCCAACTTCGTTAAAATCGCCGAGAGGAAATACGAATGAAGTTCTCCAAGCGTGAGCAGGAAAGCGAGTATGGCAGTCATGCCCCAGAGTCCCTGCGCTGCTCTTGGGCGTCGTCGTCTGGTCAATGCCATGATTGGGGGTCTTGCAGCACCGGAACGATGGGGGGCGGACAGTGGTATTGCGCGCCGCACCTGCGAGCGATGGAATCGGGGGACGCGAGGCTAGGCGACGAGATTGTAATCGCCAGCAAGGCGCACTCTCCGGGCGAGTGGTCGAACGCGCGGAGAATGGAACTTGCGCACACTGCGTATCACAAGCGCGCCTCTCGTGGTAATAGCGGCCTGACTCGTGCGCAGATCGCGCAGCAATTGAACGTGTTCATGGGGCGTGCGTTGCCGCGCGAGCCTGGATGCGATGACGACAGAGAATTTTAACGGAGGCTATGATGCTAGACCCACAAGATAGACCGGACTGGACTGACGAGGAACTGGCCCGGCGCGAAGACGTGGTTGATGGATTGGTAAGCGAGGTGCTGGAGGGGCTACGCGATTCGCATTGGCTGCGCTGGGGCGAATACGATGCGAAAATCGCGGAGCAATTGCGCCTGAAAATGCGTTTTGTGTGTACCGGCGATGAAGGTCTGCTCGATTTCGGCGCACACGCGAGAGTGTTGTTCGCTTCGGAGGCGCGCGAGTTTGTTGAGAGCGCGTATGGGGAACTGTTGGACGATATGGACTTTAGTGACTTGTGGGACGCTGCGGATTGTGCGCGCAATGATCGGCGCCTGGATATCCGAGAGGCTGCGCCATGAAAGAGAAAAAACTTGTTCATCTAAGCCGCGCTAGTCTAGGCCGTGTTTGCGACTGGTGCGAAAAAAACGAGGATGACCCATTAGCGATTGCGTACACCAGTGCGTGTTTGGCGGTGGAGTACGTGGATTACAAAAAGATTATGGAACGTCTAGAAAGATCGTGGCCTGGAACCCGCAACCCAAGGTGCAAAACGTGGGGCGGCTGGATTGGTGTCGCAATCATGCTGGAAGACCTCGCGATTGCGTACCGAGACACCATTGGGCGCACAATTTTGGACGTTATTAAGCGGGAGCATCCATGATTCGGCGGTGGGGCTGGGTTGCGGTGGTGATGGCAATCAACGCCGGTTTGATCCTCGCCGCGCCGCGCACTCCTGTGCGGGTGAAACCTGACCCGGAACCGCGCCCGCTTGTGCGCCTAGTCGTGATCGAACGCGAGTTCCCGCCGCAGGATTGGTCCAAGGCGACGAGCGAACTAGCAGACCCGGAGCAGTGCGAGATTATTGTGCGTCGCATCATTGAGTCTGGGGATATGCGTACGGCGGAATGTGGGGAAATCGACGCTAATGGGCTAAATACGGCGTCTGTCAGTTTGGACGGTGCTCTAGGGTACGTTGATTGGTTAATTGTGCGGCGCATCATTGATTCTTGGGATATGCGTACGGCGGAATGTGGCGAGCCAATCACAGCACAAGAAGCGTACGCAATTGGGCTCGCGACGCGCATGTATCGGATAGCCGCCGACGCGATAAAAGCGTGATTGATTGCGATCTGTCAGGCCGGACCTACGACCGGGATTGTGACGACTGTATGGCGCGTTGGGCGATTACCGGGCCAAACAGGGCAATCCGCGCAAATATGTTGATCGAGATCAATATTTGGTGCGGCGCACAAAGGCGTGATAGAATAGAGACTCTGGCGCGGGAATTGTGGACAAAAAAAGCCCGGCCTGAGCGAGCGCCGGGTTAGAGGAGTTAGTGTGCGCTAACCTGCTATCCAGCAGGCTATCAGAAAAAGGGAAATCGAGACTATGCTGGCGAGGACCAAACGCCCGAGGATTTGCATCCATTCGGCGAGCATGGAATCATCCATGGCGGTCCTCCATGGCCATGTAGTCATTTAGTTGCCGGATGTCGGCATCCAATTGAGCGGCGCGCTTAATGATGTCGGTCAGCACGATTGATTCCACGGCCGATGCTTGTTTGATTGCATCGCGCAAGTCCGCGAGAAGAAATGCGCAGTCGTCGCATGCTTTTGTCATTTGTCCCATGGTAATTTCCTTTCATTGATCGCGGCCAGATACCCTCGTGCCGTGTACAGGTGATTTGGCTGGGCAATCCCTCTCTCCCAGTCCTGTAGCGTGCGCTTGGCTACACCTGTAATCTGGGCCGCATCTTCTTGCGTCAGGCCAGCATCGAGCCTGGCGTTGCGGTATTCGGCAGGCGTCGGCCATAGCAGCCGGTCGCGCAGCTCACGCTGGCGTGGGAGCAGCGGTTTCATTCGTCCTCCTGTTGTTCGTCGGTCAAAAAGTCCTCGGCACCCGCGCGGGCGGAGAAGGCCAAGATTGTCGGGCAATTCCAGAAATCATGCGCGAAAGTGTCTTCTAAAGCTTCTTCCGCCTCGGCCACAGTTTCGTATGCGCTGACCACCTGCGGGTTATTGCCCTGGTGTCCCCACGTCCAAAGTTCCGTCCCGCGCACATGGAATCGCGGGGCAACGCCGTGAGGGGTTGTGGTTTCATCGATGTACCCGCTCAAGTCGCGGATGCGCGATTCAATGATTGTCCCGTTTTCGACGACAAAAACAACTTGGTCAAGTTTGCTCATTACTCGTCCTCCGATTCTCGGTGCGCGCCAATCGCTCACCACAATTTCAGTATAGGCACGGATTACGTATCAAGCAAGACCGTTCATCAGATAGAAAAAGCAATCACTAACATCAGCAACCCAATCCTGGCGCGGGTTTCAACGCGGTTAGTAAGCAATCACTAGTTTTGCAAGTGCTCACTTGCGCAAGCAATCCGACAGGATTACACTAAAGGTTAGTGTTCACTAACCTGCTTGATCCATAAAGGAAATCTATCATGGGACGCGCTACCACATACACCGACGAAATCGCTACCCGAATCTGCGAACGCCTGGCGACCGGCGAGACGCTGACAGAGATTTGCCGAGACCATGCTATGCCATCGGTATATACGGTCTACCACTGGCGCGAGAAATTTCCCGCATTCGCTCAGGCGTACACTCGCGCGCGCACAAGCCAAGCGGACACCTGGGCGGATAAAATCGTAATGGAATCAATGAATAGGGACAGGGACTACCTGCCCGACGGGCGCCCTGACAATGCAGCTGTGCAGCGGTCTAGGCTGATCGTGGATGCTCTGAAATTCCTGGCGGCCAAGCTGAACAGGTACCAGTATGGAGACGCCCTGCTCGTGGAGACTGTGGACTACTCGGCCGAGCTGATCAAAGCCAGAGAGCGGGTCATGTCGAAGGCGGGGGGCACCCGGGATTGACCCACCCCGGGGTAGTCATAGCTAGCCCCCCCGAAATTTTGCTGTATTTCCGGGAAAGTTTTTCATGCTGTTGGCATAGAGCGGTAGTGCCCTGCTGTGACGAAAGGGCGAGACGGGTTAATAGACCGTAACCCGTATTAGTGGGTGAACCCTTGTGAGGGGTGCCGTACTCGTTTGGTGCTAGGCCACATTGCTGTGGTGCGCTGCTGTCCCCGTTCGGTTTCCCTACTTGAGCCGGTGTGTTGCCGGTGGAGTGACGCGCTAATTACCCTTGCGGGATTCCTGCACTTTATACCCTTGGCGCTACGGCGGTCCTGCGGGTGGGCCGGGTTTCAGCCCCGTTGGGGAATTGTATGCCGATTGCGGAAGGATGCAAGCGCTTACTTGCGCTTATGCCTTTTTGTTCTAACGGGTTGGTTCTTTATTCAGTTTGGTTGGGTTGAAGAACATATAGGATTGCCATTCATGCAGGATGGCGTGTAGGGTTTGGTCCGAGTCAATCTTGTGGCGCTGGGCGAATTCGTCCACTCGAAGGGCGAACCAATCCAGGCAGGAGATGGAAAAGAGCGGATCCCCGTCCTCGGCGTCGAGGAATAGCTTGCAGTTCGCCCAGGGGATTGACAGGGGGTGAGCGGAGCGGATGGTCCCTGGCTTGCCGAACCTAGTGGCCCGCTTCCAGCAACCGGAGAGGCGGGTAAAGGTCGGGTCTGGGGTGTGGAAGATCATGCCCACCGCGAAACGTAGCAGGGCATTCCCATGTGGTCGTCGGGATGAAAAACCATCACGTCACCTTCAAACCGACTGGCGTAGGGGCTTAGGTGCTTTTGGGTGTTGGGGTTAGTACACTGACCGTAAAGCAGGAAGGCCCGGTTCTTAGGGCGCACTACCCGCTGCAAGTGAGAGCAGGTGTTGCAGTTTGCTTCACAGGCATGAAAGTCGATCTCCGACCGTTTCTTAGCGGCTCGGGCTTCCGGGGTATCGGCCATCAGGTAACGAGCCTTTACCCCGGGGATAGTAGATCCGACCAAAAGGCCAGAATCAGCCCAGACGGGGACTGACGTGTAGCGACAGGCATAAACCGCTGTACCGAAATCATCAACACAGAGCATATCTTGATTGTAGTTCAAGAATCCGGCATTGCAAGGACTTACTGACAACGGTATGCTAGACGGACCTTTCAAGGGGAAATGATGGCGCACAGTCAGGCTGACATCGAGCTTATCAAGGACATCGGGGCCATGTATGCGGACCCGCTGGCCTATGTCCGGTATGTCTTCCCGTGGGGAGAAGGGCATCTACAGGGGGAAGAAGGTCCGGACCAATGGCAGGAGGACGTTCTCGCCGAGATCGGTCGAAGGGTTATAGCCGGGCAGGATACCGGGGACGCAATCAGGATGGCCATATCCTCTGGTCACGGCATTGGAAAGACCTGCTTGCTTTCCTGGATCATCAAGTGGTTCATGGCAACCCGGGACTTCCCCCAAGTTGTTGTCACCGCCAATACCCAAAGTCAGCTTTCCGGCAAGACTTGGCGGGAGCTGGCGAAATGGAACCGATTAGCCCTTGACGGACACTTCTTCAAGCACACCGCGACCCGGTTCTACCATACCAGCTACCCCGAAACGTGGTTTGCCAACGCCGTTCCGTGGTCCGAGCATAACTCTGAGGCTTTTGCGGGAACCCACGAAAAGCACGTTCTGGTGATCTACGACGAAGGGGCGTCGATACCAGACCTGATCTGGGAAGTGACCGAAGGCGCCATGACGACCCAGGGGGCCATGTGGCTGGTTTTCGGGAACCCAACCCGGAATACAGGGAGATTCCGGGAGTGCTTTGGTCGGATGAGACACCGCTGGTTTACCCGGCAAATTGACTCGAGGACGGCCAAGAAGGCCAATCTACAGCAAATTCAACAATGGATCGACGACTATGGCGACGATAGCGACTTTGTTCGAGTTCGTGTTAAAGGCGAGTTTCCTCGCGCTGGCTCTAGCCAGTTCATTGGTAATGATGTTGTTGATAATTGCCGTCGCTACGTTGCTATGGGCTATGAAAGCCAGCCTAAGATTCTCTCGGTGGACGTGGCACGCTTCGGGGATAACCAGACGGTGATGGGATTCAGGCAGGGCAGAAAGGTTTACGGGGTGCGGAAGTTCCGGGGACTCGACACCATGCAGACCGCCGGGCATATAGCGGACCTGATAAACCAGCATGAGCCTGATACGGTGGTTATTGACGGGGCCGGGATCGGTGGGGGAGTCGTAGACCGCATGAAACAACTTGGCTACGCCAATATCATCGAACTGAACGGGGGAACTCGGCCTAACGACCCGATTACCTACTACAACAAGCGAGCCGAATGCTGGGGGTTGATGCGAGAAGCCCTCCGAGAAGGCTTGGAACTCCCCGACGACCGGGAGCTTTTCGACGACCTGATAGCTGTAGAGTACGGGTTTACCAGCAAACAGCAGATTCAGCTTGAGAAGAAGGAGGACATGGCCAAACGGGGTCTAGCCTCCCCGGATACTGCGGATATGCTCGCCATGACCTTCGCTGTGACCCCTCGGTATGTAGCCAAACGCCGGGACGACGAGGACTTGTTTGTCCACTCCCCCCTTGCTTGGATGGCATAGTAAGTACTCACTAACATATACTGCTTGACACCGGTAGGAAAGAGGGGTATTTTCAGCCCACTTTGTTAGTAAGTGCTAACTACCATGTCTGATGCCGCAGATGACCGGGATTTGATCCAGACGGCCTTGCTGCGGCGTCGGCGTGTCGCTGAAAGCGAGCAGGTCAACCGCCAGGAGGCGATGGAGGACCTTCGTTTCAAGGTTGGTAATCAGTGGCCGACTGAAGTGCAGAAGATCAGGGACCGGCGACCTATGCTGACCCTGAACCAATGCCCGCAGTTCATCAAGCAAGTTGCCAACGAGCAACGGATGAACTCTCCCGCGATCAAAGTGGTCCCCGCAGACTCGGATGCGTCGGAAGATGTCGCCGAAATTATGACGGGGCTAGTTCGCCACATTCAGTACGATTCAAATGCAGATGCGGTTTTCGATACCGCGTTCGAGAACATGGTTTCGATGGGTTGGGGGTATTGGAGAATCCTCACCGAATACGAAAAAGAGACATCATTCGATCAGAAGATTGTCATTCGTCGTATCGTCAATCCGTTTTCTGTCTATTACGATCCGGATTGCATAGAAGCGGATGGTAGTGACGCACGATTCTGTTTTATCTCCGAATCCATCACCCGCGACGAGTTCAAACGTCGCTGGCCAAAAGCAAACGCCATAGGGTTGTCACAAGAAGCCCTGGGGGAGTTCTCCGAGGACTGGATTGACGGCGACAATCTCTACATAGCTGACTACTACTACAAGGAAAAGGTCAACAAGACGCTGGTCCGAATGGCGTCTGGATCACAAGCGGTCAACGTGTTTGAAGATGACCCCAAGATGGAGTTTTTGGCCGCGCAGGGGTTCTTCCCGCAAGCTCGCAGAGAAGTCGAAACCGAGAAGGTATGCTGGGTCAAGATTTCCGGCGGGGAAGTCCTTGAGCGATTTGATTGGTTGGGAAAAGACATCCCTGTCGTTCGTGAAGTCGGCGAGGAAACGCTGGTAGACGGCAAGATTGTCCGCTCGGGTCTTATCCGCCACGCCCGCGACCCGCAACGGATGGTGAACTATATGTACACCAACGCGGTTGAGCTGCTGGCCCTGCAACCGAGAGCGCCGTATGTCGGGTACGCCGGGCAGTTCAAGGGGTTCGAATCCCGTTGGCAAAACGCCAACACGGTTAATTACCCGTACCTGGAAGTCAACCCGGAGATGATTAACGGGCAACTCGCCCCGCTTCCGCAACGTCAACCCGCTCCGCAACTGTCAGCCGGTCACGTCGAACTGTTGAACATCAGCAGTGCGATGATGAAGTCCACCATCGGGATGTACGACCCTATGCTGGGGCAGAGATCGAACGAAACCTCTGGCGTTGCCATTCAAAGGCGGAAGTCGCAGGGCGAAACCGGGACGTTCAACTACATCGACAACCATACCAGGGCGTTGAAGTACACCGGAAGAATCCTGCTTGACCTGATCCCGAAATACTACGATGCCCCTCGGTTGATTCAATGGATGGGCGAGAACGGCGACCATGAACTACATGAAGTGAACCAGCCTACTATGCAGGCCGACCCAACCACCGGCCAGGCGATGCAAGTGATTATGAACAATCTCGCCGCTGGCAAGTACGACATGGTGGTAACGACCGGCCCGTCCTACGCCACGAAACGCCAGGAGGCTACGCAGTCGATGATGGACTTCCTCCAATACAACCCGAACGCTGCCCCGCTAATTGGAGACTTGATCGCGAAGAATCAGGATTGGCCGGGTGCGGATGAAATCGCCGACAGACTGCAAGCCATGTTGCCGCCGCAGGTCAAGCAATTGGAAGGACAGGACAACCCGCAACTGTTCCAGATGCAACAACAGTTCCAGCAGCAGATGCAACAGATGCAGCAGGCGGCAGAAGCTCAATTGAAACAGGCGGGGCAGACGATTCAAACCCTGCAAATGCAATTGCAGGCGGCGAAGTTGGACAACACCGCCAAGCAGGAAAAGAATCAGGTCGATCTGTTGCTGGGGAAGATTGACGCGATTCTTGAACTGATGAAACTTCAACAGACACAGGTGATGCCGGTCGGCGCGGAAGCGCAGGCCTTGGAAGCGCCTGTGGGCAACATTATGCGACCGGGCGCGTTCTCGGGAAACTAAACCGACGGGGTTACGATGGCAGAGCAAGAGCAGTTGGAAATACCGGAAGTCGCGGCAACGACGAATGATACGGAAGTGACGCCGGAAACAGTCACGCCTGTAGAGCCGGAAAAGCAGGAAGCACCCCCGGCAAAGTCATTCACGCAAGATGAAGTGAACGACATCATCACACGGCGCTTGGCCAAAGAGCGCGCGAAAGTGGACCGTGAAAACGCTAGACGGGAACAGATGTACCTTGAAGCGTTGACCCGAACCAACAAGCCGCAGGAGGCCGAAGCACCACAGAGAGACGAAGCACCGAAACCCGAACAATTCAACGACTGGCAAGCCTACCAGGATGCGCGGGCGGCGCACATTGCCGCACAGGCAGCACAAGCCGCGCTGGAAAAGGCCAGCAAGGAACAGCAGCAACGACAGCAGCAGACCACGGAACAGCAACAACAGCAGGCGATTAATGAAGCAGCAATTGCCCGGGTTGGTTCCACAGTCAAGGAAGCCAAGGAAACTTTCCCCGACTTCGATCAGGTGATTGCGGAAGCAGAGCCGGAAATGTTTACTCCGGTGGTCAAGTACGCTCTGGCGCAGGCTGCAAACAGCGCCAAGATTGCGTATGCGTTGGCCAAAAACCCGCAGATTGCCGGTCAATTGCAAAGTATGCCGCCGCAACAAGCCTTGCTGGAACTCGGACGTTTGGACGCCTTCTTCTCCCAGCCGCAACAACCCGTGAGCAAAGCCCCGCCGCCCGGTAAGCCGGTCGGTAACGGCGCCGCCCCAGTAGCATCCGGTTTGGACGACAGTCTTTCCGATGCGGAATGGTTCAAGCGTCGTAAGGCCCAGCTCTCTCGCCAATCTGCTAGGAGATAGCTATGAGTAACTCGATTCTTACCCCAACCCTCGTGACCCGGGAGGCGCTGCGTATTCTGCATCAACGCGCTGCATTCCTCGGCACGATCAACCGTCAGTACGACGACCAGTATCAGGTCGGTGGAGCTAAGGGCGGCACGTCCCTGAAAATCCGTCTTCCTAACCAGTACACGGTTCGTACCGGCAAAACCATCGGCGTCCAAGACGTGACCGAATCCAGCGTGACGATGACCATCTCCACCCAAAAGGGCGTGGACATGGATTTCAGTTCGCAGGAACTCACGACCGACATCGACAATTTCAGCAAGCGGTTTCTCGACCCGGCGGTATCGGTCCTGGTAGCCAACGTGGAAGCCGACGCCCTGCAAAGCATGACGCTGGACGTTTACAACCTCGTCGGTTCCCCTGGTACGGTCCCGGCCTCCATGACGGTCTGGGGTCAAGCGCGCCAGAAGTTGAACGAGAACCTTGCTCCCAAGGACGGCAACAGAAGCATTCAGTGTGACTCGGCCACGATGGCGACGATGGTGAATGCCTATTCGACGCTGTTCCAATCGAGTTCCTCGATTGCCGAGCAGTATTCGGACGGGTTCATCAGCCAGCAAGGCGGGTTCCAGTGGTACGAAAACGAGTCCATCAAGTCGCTGACTGTTGGTTCTCGGGACAACACCACGCCGCTGACCAATTCTGTGACCGCCCAGACGGGTTCCTCGCTCATTTGCGACGGGTTTGACGCCACCGTCACGATTGTTGCGGGTGACGTGTTCACCATCGACGGCGTGTACGCGGTCAACCCGGAAACCAAGGCGAGTTATTCGCATCTGCAACAGTTTGTGGTGACTTCGACGGCGACGACTTCTGGCGGCGCGGTTACGCTGTCTATTTCGCCGTCTATCGTCGCTTCGGGTCCGACCCAGAACGTGAGCAACGGCGCCGCGAACGACAAGGCGCTGACCTTCGTCGGCACGGCTTCGACCGCTTACGGGCAGAACTTGGCATACCATCGCGATGCCTTTGGATTC